TGTTGGTACAACCATTCTGGTTTCAACTGGTGCTGGAACAAGCCAGTTATAACTTGTTCGATCAAATCCACCGCCCTTGCCTGCGGTTGCACCGGCCATCAAAAGCTTGGTAGCTGCATCTAACTTGCCTGCTGTTTTTGCTTGTTGGGCCGCAGCTAGATTAGATGCCAAGGCAATGTCTCCAGCTCGTATTGCTGCGTCTGCGTCATCTAGATAAATCTTGAACTCTCGCCCGGCAGATGTTTCATTAGATGCCCGAACAATATCTGTTGACCCGCTAAACGAATCAACACCACCAGCAAATCCTTTTGCCGTTAGGGTGGCGTTAGTCTTCTTAAGCCGCTCTAGAACCTGGTTGGCTTTCTGCTGATACTGGATCGCCCGGCGGTCATACTGAGTTTGTTCTAGCCTTCCCTTGAGCTCTAGCTGCTTGCCCTGGATCTGGCCTTGCTGGTATGAGCTGTAAGCAGACATAACAGATGCGGCCACAGCTGCGGCAGTAAATGGATCGTTCTGAACCCTGCTTGATCCAGGTGGGTTGTGTGGGTCACCAAGCGGTAGCCCGTGGACGTTGATATCGAATCTGCTCATGTCATGCCCCAGGGTATGTAGATATCTTGTACTCTAAACCTAGCAAAGTCATCTTTAGCGGAATAGTTTGCCTAATAGTGATTTTACCTTCTGTTGTATATCCGAGAATGCTGTCGATAGTTTTTGTGCCAGTAAAGAGAGGTACGGGATCATCGAGTGTGTCTCCTGTGTCAAAGCTTCTAAAGGGTAATTCATTGTCATTGACAATTAAATGCTGGGTGTCTTTGACAATAGCGTTTACTTCAATAATTCGTTTCTGGTAGGCGAGCCTGGTGCCAGCTGCAATCTTTATATCTGCTGGCATGGTGACCGCCTGGGTAGTAAAGTTAAGACCTACCTGGTATGAACTAGCAGCTGCTCGAGGGAATGTCACCGTGCCGCCACCAGGTACTGTCTGAGCTGCCTGCACCGCGCCATCTAAAACAACTTGCACGGACTTGGCCACAAGGTGGGACATCGACACAGACGCAGCTGCGCCGCCAGACTTGGCACAATCGAGCTGGAGGTTGTCATCAAATACCTCAACGTAATACTGAATCGTACTATTTATCGTACGTTTTACCACCGTATAAATTGTGGTGAGATCTACACCGACATCAAGATATTCCCCATCCGTTGTAAACTCAGACGGGGCAATTATGTTTTGCACTCGCAATAAAGAAAAGGCAGCAATTGTCCCGCCCGTACTATTAACGATCAATAGCAAATCGTTTTCATCAGTAGCAACTGACCGGCGCAGAGCCATCCTTGTTGGAGATTTTAAAAGGTGGCCAGCAAGTAGAGATATCTTGCTTGTGACGTAGGTTAACTGCGTGTCTGTAAAAGCAAACTCATTGAGCGACTTTCCTTGGCGTTGCAAAAATAATGTGCCCGATTCTAGCTGCTGAACGCGAACACCTTCTTTGGCTCCGTTTCTGGTAACCGCCTTCATAAAAAAGTTGGTTGGCGTGATTGGCTCTAAGCCTTCTTGTGGGCAATAGAATTCCCCGCCTGTTGTAAAGATTTGCAGGTCTCGGCCAGAAGTAACATCGACAATTGCGTTAAAGGTGTTTGTGTCGAGTGTAGCCTCTAGCGCATCATCGTCCAATCCTTCGGTTGCCTCAAAGTCAAAAAACAGCCCAACCTTGGAACCCCATACGGTTGATGGCCGCGACTTAGAGCCAGCAAAGTAAAGCCTTCCCTCATGGAACGTGACCGCTCTTGGCCAACCTTTAGTAACAGACCACACAGCCTCATAACCAGATTCATATTCCCATGAGCCGTTTGCAATGGCAGATGTGTTAAAAAACGGAAACTCAACTATTGCGTCAACTACCGTTGCACTTGTGTATTTGACTATCTTGGCCCGGCCCTGTGGGCTAGCGTTGATGTATTGGCCAACCGAGCCTGCACTAAATGGCGTGCCCGTGGATGCCGTTAGTGTAACCTTGCCGCTTACAGCAGACGGTGTCAATGTTCCAGATGGATTAGATACCGATAACGTAAAAGCATATTTAGGAATACTGTCAAAAGAAAGCGTGCTGGCAGTCCATGCAGAATCGTTGGCACCTCGGACAATCTTTACCGGGTTGATATCTTGGTGGCAAACAATCAGGGTATCGGCTGACTGCGTCCAGGTTAGATTGGCGAGCCTGGCACCGGTAAGGCCAAATGAGCTGGTATCCAGGTAATCGTTTGCCCCTGCATTAATGGCCAACTGCTGAACGCCGTTTTTGAAAACGTGCATTCGGCTATCGGTAAAGCACAACATATAGCTGTCGGATGTCGAGAATTCAAACGGAACCAGGCGCACGCCATTGGCGGCAGATGGCGTGCTTGAGTTCGGCAGGGACATTATGTACTTAGAACCGGGCCTGCGCCTAATCCCGCCCTGGGGCTGCACCACCACATTGGTGGCCTCTTCAAGGGCGTTTGAATAAGACTGTAAGTCAACCCTTGCACGCAACAGGGGATCAAGTTCCCCGGTTGAAAAGTTGGTCTGGATTGACGTAAAACGTGCCATTAATTTCTCACATCAATTAGGCTGTAATCTTCAATCACAGAGATTGGCTGCCCCTGGCCATCGATAGTGGTAGCGGTTCGCATATATCCACCGCGGCCATTTTCTGATGCTGCTCCAATAGCAATCTGCTGCCAGTATTGAGTTTTGTCGATTTGGTCTGTAATTGGTAGCGACAGGTGCCAGGCCATCATGTACTTGAGCAGCTGCACAAAGTAAACCGGCATCTCATACTCTTGGACGGCATATGGATAGTCAACATAGATGGCGGTCTCGTTGGTCAACAGCTTGTCTTGGAATATCCGATATCCTTTAATCGGCCTGGCCCCAACAGCGTTGGTAACAAACACCTGGCGAGGTGGCCCGATCCTATCGCCCGGCAACTGATACTCGTAGGAATATTCTGTGGTTGGAGTGGTGATTAATTTAGATAGCTGAATCTTCTTGTATAAAAATGACCACGGATAATTCAGAAGTGTCTGATTTTTAATATCTGGTTATAGCCGGTCACATACGTTGGCCGCGCTGGTTCCCTCGTTAAACGATGAGATAGCTTTAGCGCCCAACATCAATAGAGCGTCTGAACAAATCGATAGTGCGGAATCACCTGCTGCCATTTGCATTACTCCATATATCTCTTACCCAGCCACTTGAACCAGAGCCTTTTGGCTCGCCATGAAAACAAACCACTTTTGCCTCATCTGGTTTTGGCTTGCCAAGAAGATGAAATTTGTATGAGAAGATTCTATTGGGGAATATCTGTTGCCACAAGCAGTCTGGCTTTTGATTCTTAGCAATAAATGCCTGATCTCCAAGATTAAGGCTCCCAGAGTACATAGTCATATAAAACGATGGGTCTGACCTGAATGTCAGGTAAATGTGCGAATAGTCCCCGTTCCAGGCCATCATCCCACTTGCCGGGGTATCACGCTTGCCCAGGTCTTTGAGCATCGTAAATTTATGTGGGTACTCGGCCAGCTCGGTCAGGTCACCACAGATAACGGTATCCAGGTCAAAGTAAAGCACCGGGCCATCAAATACCCAAGAGAAGAGCTCGATCTTAGACCACCAACCTGGCCACCCGTGTTTAAGCGGTATCCGCTCGCAGGGTACATCTACATCCGAGAAACAGACAAACCTATGGTCTCCAAGATTCTTGGCAACCATATTCATCAATCTTTCCACATCGGTTGGGGTGTAGGGTTCTTTGCCAGCTGATTGGCTAAAGCGGCCAGACTTGAGAACGCAGGCAACGGTTAACATGGGGCTCCTAGAACTTGGCGGGTATATCCGCTAAGAGAGGTTACACCATCCATGCGTCCATGTTCTTTGTGTATATACAAAAACCTCTGCCAATGCTCAATATTATTGGTGGGTGCAAATACCTTGTCTGGTTTGCTGTCCGGGTATTGAGAGTGGTAATCGGTGCTGTTAACACTTAGGGGGATGCCAGCCATAATTACCTCATCGAAACCCATAGCCTTGGCCCAAATTGCGGCCACAACCCCGCTCGATCCTTTTATGCCAACCATGCTGGCCCACCAGTAGTCCACATCATTTCCTATGATGTCTGCCCTGGCGTGAACTTTTATTGGCCTACCAGCCTTGGTTTTGTATTCTTGAGCGTAGCTGTTGTGCTGCGTCCAGATATGCTCAATCTCAGGAACTATTGCAGCTGCGTTATTGACCCCAACGATGGTGGCACCTGGGCGCAGCTTGAGTGCGTTTTCTAGGTCTTCAAAGACACAAGGGGCCGCGCCACAGATAATGGCACACGCCTTGTGTTGTACGTCATAC